AAAGACACTTTACTTCAAAGAAAATACTTTTTGGAGATGGCACGTTTAAGAGGTTTCTCTAGTCTTTATCAACATCCATTAAAAGATAAAGACTACTCAACTCAAGGTGAATTACAATCTCATTACAGTGATCCTCAAGAAGTATGGTGTGTCTTAAATGAAAACATAGACCAAAGAACACGGCGTAAACTTGGATGGAACGCAGAACAATTAGATTCATTAATCTTAATTAGCGTTCCATACGATTTGCCAGAGTTGCAGGTTGGTTGCTTATTTACTATTCCAAGTGCTATAGATGATGCTGAAGATAGATTGTTTAGAGTCATAGAAATGAGCACAGTTCAATTATGCCCGGCTAGTGTTACTTGTAGAGTTGCACCTGAGTATAAGACAGAAGTTGAGAAGTCAGAGTTAAAAGACTTCAAGATGTCAACATTTAATCTTTTAAGGGAGGGCTAATGAATGAAGTTTATATTAAGTGAAGAGCTCTCTTTAGAAGAAGCAGGAAATGTTACAACAAGTTCAAAAGATCTCGAAGACGTTACTAAGATAGCTAATTATTTAAGGAATAAAGGCGAATCTGAAACTGACATTAATGATACTATTAATGAACTTAAACGTCCTGGTAACAGAAGAAACATTAATAAATGACTTGCTGAAATAGACAACACTAAAGAAGCAATTAATGACTTTGATAAAGAACACCCAGAGGTAGAAGTAACACAAGATGATAAGACTACTTCTAGTGGGACTACTACAACTAAACAATCTGATGAAACATCAGACGATAATCAGATAAAGAGACCTGAAGGTGAGGCTGAATCAACTCAAGAAAAAGTATTAGATGCTTTACAGAACTTAGATAAAGCTTCATATGAAGGTTTTCTATCTGGTATAAAAGGTCATATTAATGATCAATCATTTCCATTTGTTAAACTTCTAAACTCAAAAAAGTTTGCGAATGCTTTAGGATTTAAGTTTGAGGATAACTTTGATCCTGTTCGTACGGAAAGCTTAAATGAAGCTGGATTCGGTTCAACTATCGCAGGATTAATTGGCAAAGGTATAGGAAATAAGATTAATGCTTCTAAAAAACCAGCTGCAAACTTCTTAAATGCCTATAACGCCACATTAAAGATCCCTGAAGATCAACTATCTGATTACTTAAATGCTACTAAAGTTGATGGTTCAATATTCTGTGACCCTGCTTTATATAATATGAATGACCCTAAACAGATTCCTAGAGCTGTTAATATAGATATGGCAGCTGTAATAAGTAAAGATCCTGAGTTGAGAACTAAGTTAAAGGCTGCAATCAATCAGAATAAAGTCGATCAAATGTCTACATATAAGATTGGTGGACAATCAATGAAAAGTTCAACAAGTGATCTTGATAAGTTCTATAATGCTTTTGAAAAAGCTGATGCTACAAAACAAAAAGAGATCATAGATACTCTTACAAAGAAGGCTAAACAGTAATGGCAGTTAGATACTATGATGAAGCTCTAGTTAATAAGATTAGAGACTGGGTAATAGACCCTAAAGTTAAGATCATTGGCCCTTCAGAAGCTAGAACATTTTTCCGGATTAACTCTGATAGAGAAAAAGATAAGCCTATGAGTTTACCTTTAATATCTCTATCTAGAGAGACTTATTGTGAACTTGTAAACCCAAATAAACAAGCGCTGTCATATGATGGTGGACATATAGATATAGTTAGCGAAAAGAGATCAGCAGTCTTAAATGCTGTTCCTATTCGCATATCATATGAATTAAGTATCTATGCAAGATATTTTGAAGAAGCAGATGAGTATGCTAGAAACTTCATATTCAATCTGATAAACTACCCAACGGTAGATATTGTTGTTCCTTACCAAGGAGCTAACATAGTTCACCGTTCAAAAGTTACATTAAATCCTAGAGTTTCAGATAATTCTAATTCTAGTAGACTATCTTATGATCAGTACTACAGAATTTCAATCAATTTTGACATAAATGATGCTTATTTATTCAGTATACCTATCTTACGCAATTACGATATTGAGGATGATGGGTCTATAAAATTAGTACGTGATTAGGAGGATAATCTATTATGCCTTATATTCGTATAAGAGAAAGAGACATTACACCAGTAGCTAGTTTTGACACTATTGAAAATGCTGTATTAATCTTTGGTTTTGATTTCCATAGATTCAGTAATGCAGATGCGAAGACAAATGAAGTTCACCCTAGCTATGGTAACAACATTTATAAGTTGTATACTTCATTACTTGAATTCGTTGGAGACATTAACCTCAATGGTCTTGAAGAAGCTAGTAAACAATTATCATTATATAGACCTTATGCAACTGCATATGACTGTTTAATGAATGGTTTACCTGTAGTTTATGTTCCATTAGATGATTACATTGATAAAGATTATGTAATTGATTTACCAGAACTAAGAGATTCTGACGGACATATAAGAGCTGCTAAAAAGTACATTGAGTACAATTGGCTATCTATGGAAAACCCACAAAATTTAGCAGCTAAAGATTTCGGTTACTGGTCCGCAAATAATATTACAGTTGAAGAAAGAGATGCAATCTTAGCAAAGTACAATAAAGATGCTCTTAAGACTGCTGCTGAAAGAGCATTACATAATCTATTAGTAGAACGGGTAAAGACCGAAGATAGTGAAGGCAATCGGATTCTTAATGATCTCTTACCACTTTCTGATAGAGTTAATATGCCTATCACTTTTATTACTACTTGTGGTTTTGAGAATTACAAAGTCCCTAATTTAAAGTTCTACCCTACTATTAAGTCTTTATTAGAAATTCCTGGTCAGACTGAAGACAGTGGTATTGCATTAACTAGATTAGATGTTCTTTACTTATATGATTTACCTGCTGATATGTCACCTGATAAAATAGCTAGTGCAAATGCAAAAGAAGAAGCAGCAGGTGGATTACCTCGGATTAATGATTCAATAGTTAACGTTGTTCATCCTTGGGGCACATTTAATACTTATGTTGGTACTAATGGTTTACATATGCCTGGTTCATATGCTTACTTAATGGCTTATGCTAATAGCATTAAGAGCAATATGCCTTGGTTAGCTACTGCTGGAGTTAATAGAGGCGTTATCCCTAATATCGTAAACATTGATTATGATGTTAGAGAAGCTTATGTTCACGCTTGGCAGGGTGAAGTAGCATTAGATGGTAAAACTACTTCTGACAACTATTTAAGATTAAGAATTAATCCTATTATTAACTTAGGTGCTAACTATGGAAAAGTCATCTTTGGTAATAGAACTTGTTTCAATCCTGGATCACGGACTGTTTTCTCATTTAAGAACTTCTTAAATGTTAGATTATTACTAATTAAGATTCATAAACAAGCATTCAAGGTATCAATGCGGCATACATTTGAACCTAATGATGATATTGTTTGGTTGTCATTTAAACAGAAAGTCAATACTTTATTAGATCAAATGGTATCTGGCAGAGGCATTAAATACTATAAATGGTATAAAGTTAGAACTGACGTCTTAGGTCAGATTAAAGCACAATTAACTATTAGACCAATTGAAGCTGTTGAATCATTTGACATTACAATCAATATGACAGACCAAGATATTACAGTCTTAGAAGGGGAGGAATAGTATATGCCAGTTAACTTAATTCAAGATGATTCTTTTGGAACCTATCATTTAGCTGATAATCCTTCAAACTATCAACCAGCTGTTTCAAACAACTTTAGATTCATCGTATATGGAATCAATAGAATGGTCAGAGCTGGTACTTCTGATGAATATGTTACAAATGGTCAAGAAATCATCGACTTTTCAGTAAGATCAGTACAGGTACCTTCTTTCTCTCAACAGCCTGTTACAATCAATAGAGGTAATAGCCAAGTTCATTTTGCTGGAACACCTTCATTCGCACAAGGACAACAGGTTGTCATTTATGACTATATTAACGCTGATGGTAAGTCTGTTCTTCAGGCTTGGCAAGCTCAACAGTATGATGTTAATAGAGATGTTGTTTACAGAGTAGCAACTACTGGTTACAAAAAGAATTGCCATTTAATTGAATACACTTCTGAAAACCAGATGGTTCGTTATTGGGAATTAAAGGGATGCTGGATTACAAACTTAACTGAAGAAGCATTCGATTCACAGAATGGTAACCAGGCTAGAACAGTAACGGCTACTATTCAATATGATAGAGCTATCCCTCACATGCCTGATGAAGAACTGATTGCATTAGAATAATAAGGGTAGCAAAAGCTACCCTTTCTTTTTTATAATGTATAGTATATTGGAGGTATGCATTATGAAAGCAACAATAGTAGAAAGTTACTCACTCCCTTCAAAAGGGTTAATTTACAAGACACCATTTAATCCTGACTTTACAATTAGAAGTATGACTCTTGCTGAGGAAATGCGTAGATTGCAGGTTTCTGAAGATACATATAGACCAATGTCAGACGTAATTGATGATTGTCTTGAAACAAAGTTACCTATTTCATCTTATGATATGTGTTTAGGTGACTATCAGTTCTTATTGCATAAATTGAGAATTGTCACTTATGGTACAGATTATAAGTTAACAGTAATTTGTCCTAGATGTGGTGCACAAAATGATATTAACTTGAATTTAGATTCATTGAATATTATTGAAGCTCCAGATGACTTTGAAAGACTTACTTTATTAACATTACCTAAGACTGGTTCAACTGTTAGAATAAAGTTCCAGACTCCTAGGATGTTAGATACAATCGCTAAAGAGCGTAAAGAAATGAAAAAGCAATTTCCTGATTTACAGGGAGACCCTACAATGTTAATCACTCTTCAAAACACTATTGAAGAAGTAGATGGTAGAAAGATGAGTAGGTTGGCATTACAGGAATTTATAAAAGAATTACCAATGCAGGATATTAATTACTTAATTCAGAGTGCAGCAAAACTCAATAGTTGTGTTGGTGTTGATCCGATTATAGACTTCACTTGTAAAGAATGCGGTGGTGACGAGAAAGCATCCTTTCGATTTACTCCTGAATTTTTTACACCTACCTACTAAAGATGGTAAACCTTATGGACCAGAGCTCTATAAAGAATTAGTTAGGGAGGCTTATATACTAGCTAAGAACACAAATACACCTTATACTGAACTAATGAATATTACTCCTACTGAGAGACACTATTTATTAGAATTCATAAAGGATGAATTTGAACGGGCTCAAAAGATAAGGAAAGAACAATTTGAACAATTCCAGCAACAAGGGAGGTAAACTTTAATGGCCATACTTTCTCCTAATGATGGTAAAATAGAACAATCTTTAAAGAATATAGAGGACACTCTCCAAAGAATTACTGATGCTATATCTAAGTCAGTAAATAACAATTTGGGACTAATTGAAGATTCTGCTCAGCAAAGAATTAAAGATCAAGAAAAAGCCACTAAAAAGAATCTTGAACTAGAAGAAAAAGCAGGGGAAGCTGAGAGGAAAAAGGGAACTGATCATACAGAAAAGCTAACAGCTGCTGTTATGAGCGCTTTTAATAGTGCGTTTTCTGGCATGAGTAGCCTACTTGATAAGTATGAAGGCATGCTTAAATCTTATACTAATACGCGGCAACAGATGAGCTTTAATCTGTTGAATTCTGGTATGACTTATGATACTGTTGTTAATGCTCTAGATGTTCTTGGAACAAATGCATATGTAAGACAGCAAAGAGTATATGAGAACTTAACCAATTTAGTTTCTAGTGGCATTACAATGAATGCTGCTCAAAGAGCATTCTTACAAACTGCCTCAGATCAAGTTAGTTTGGGCTTTAGCGCTACTGAACAGGGCTTAAATAGACTTATTAGATTACAGCAAATGGATTTATCTGAAGCTCGTGTAGCTCAGATGGCCGGTTTAAAGCAGTTCTTAGAGCAGAACTATCAAAATAGCCAATATATAAAGGAAGGCTTTACTAGCGTTAGTAATGCATTAATTGAAATGCAATCACTTATGAGTGCTAGTTCAGCAATGGCCACTGAAAAGTCTATACAGACTTATTTAGGTGCATTTTCTTCATTAGGTGGTGGTGCTGGAAATAACATCGCTGCAGCATTGAACCAGATAGGTTCTGGTGACTTTAATCTTGGTAATATGCAGAACTTAATGGTTATGGCTGCATCAAGATCTGGATTAAGCTACGCTGATTTATTGAATAATGGTTTGGATGCTGCTAGATCTGAACAATTATTGCAAGGTTTATTCTCTTACATTGCTTCTATGGGTAATGTTGGTGGTGGCTCAAATGTAGCAATGAATGCTATGGCTAGAATGTTTGGTTTAAATGTATCAGATATTAGAGCTGCCTCTCAAATGGATTTAGGGTTAATCAATACAAATTATGATACATCAATCGCTCAATTCTTAAGTGATTTTGCTAATAGTAGTACTAAATCTTCTAGATTATCAACTTTATTTGATAATATGCTTTCAAATAGAGCAATAGGCGGTGACTTAATGTCATTCCAAATTAATAGAGCTTTGGCCGGTATGTTAGGTGATACACTTACAACAATTGGTAGTACTATTGGTGGTGCTAAGGGAGCAGGCCTGCAAATAACTGGTGGTCTTGCTAGTAATATGCAAGCGTTAGGGTTATTAGCTGGTCTTGTTGGTGATGCCACAGAAGGTGCTGGTGGCTTTGGTAAACTATTTAATAATGTATTTACATTTGAGAACCTTAAACAAATTAAAAAAGGCGGCATTGGCGGTATCATAAGTGGTATGGTAGACTCACTCGTCGGTAATATTAGTAATGGTACTGGTGATCTATTAGCAGATTATAATAGCCTTGGAAACAATTGGTTTGATGGTGGTATGAGATACACTAGTACTGGTGAGTTTGTTTCATCCAGTAGGGGAAATAGCCAGTCTGGTAGAATTACTAATAGAGAACGAGAATATACTACTATAAAGTTTGAAAACGATGAAGAATTACCAGAGGAAAAGACTCTTGATGATTTATACAACTTACTAGCTGATGACTTCCCAACTACTACTTGGGCTACTGTAGCTAACATCTCAAGTGCTAATAATGGTGTTCAAATTGTTGATAGCCAAACTACTACATTGATAGTTGATGCTCTTACTTTGACTGCTGTTTCTACTGAGAACATCTTAATGCTATTAGAAAATGCTTTTGCTGGAAAGAATTACGCATTAACATCTATTCCGAGCTTAGGCTTAACACATCAATGAGGAGATTGGTCTGGTGGAGGTGCTGCTTAATGAGATATAAATTTGAGTCTACTTTCGCTGAATTAGGCTATTTAAAAGAACTATTAAAAGAGTTTAATTTGCCTATGTATCAAGTAGCCACAGATGACACTACTTTATACGAAGGTGAACTATATATAAAAGATCTTGGTATCTATCGTTGTATGAGAGATACCAATACAAATGAACTTTATTTAACTAAATTACTTAACTACTATTATAATAGACCAGTTTTAAATGTAACAACTAATATGTCTGTTACATCTTCATATTATAGTACTGATATTCACGAGTACTTAGGTCGCTATTTAAGATTCTTAAGAGACTACAAAAAACTTGATTTAATGAGTCTTTATAATTGTTTCTCAAATAGATCAGTTACGTTGTCAGATAATGATGATATGTATACATATTATGCTATACCTGTTAGATTTAATCAGGTATATACTATTGGGTTCGATTCTACAGAAACAGTAGAAATGTACTGCACTTTCTGGAGTGAAACAGAAATTAAGAACAATCTTAAGAACAGTACACGTATGGTTGTAAAAGGGTGTAGAATTAATAAACCTTTTATCTATTCTAAATTAAGAAACATTAATGCTGCTGACCCAACTTTACTGGATGAAAATGCAACACCTACAGCTAGACGTACACCTTTAACTCAAAGGGAGAACTTAAAGCTGATTATTAAGTTACCGAAGTCTAATAAGACTTCAATCACTGTCTTAGAAGGTGACTACGCGTTTGATACTACAATTGATGGTAAGGTATCTACTACTGGTGTATACGGATTTGATAACCTGACAGACAATAATGGAGAACAAAAGTATCATTTAAAAACGTATCCTACTGCTCTATCTTTATTCAGTGTTAATGATGAACAGAAGCACCCATTTGCAGATCGTTTAATTGAGTACTTATTATCATACGCAATTGATAGAACTGACCCATTAGATGACAACATAAAGAGAACTCAGGAGTTCTTAAGACATCTAAGAAATGCTACACCTAAGTTACTCTATGGCGAGTGAGACGATAGTATGAATGATACTATTTATCAGATAGCAACAAATTCATTTGTTACTTCTATTGCCGAAACTCCACCTCGCAGATATGTAAGGATAAAGTCTAACGACATCTATGAAGTATTAAGTCTTACATCTGAGGGAGAGCCTAAAGGTGAATTACAGAAGAACTTAATTGACATTAAAGATGACCTCTTAATGTATGTTGATAAAGATGTTGAATCTCTGTTCTTGTCAACAAGTCATGATGACAATGATTATACTAGATAGGTGGTGCTTTTATGGATGTATTAACTAATTATATCTATTTATACAATTTAGACAAGTTCTGTGTACTGCCTACTTTTCCGGATCAAATTACAGATAGTA